CGATTATTAATTTTTATTTTATTTTATTTTATTTTATTTTAAATAGCAGTTTCAGTTTGTTGTTGAGTTTCTTGATTTTGAATTTCATCTACCTTACGGTGTTTCAAATTCAAACAATACATAAGAAGTCGCGCAGGTAGATTATTTACGTATTCAATAACATTATTTCTCTGCATAGATTGTTTTCTGGGTGCAAGTTCCTTAATATAAACATCACGATGGATATTAAACATATGAGTTTTATATTCGCTTCCAAATGTAAATAGAGGAGCCTCCTTTTTAATATAACATGATACATAATTGTTGTATAGATTAATAGTAAAATTATGGATCTTTTGTTGATAACCATACATCTTACTTGAATACTCAGGATAATATTGCAAGAATTCTTGAAGATTACCATTCTTTCTAAGTTCTAGATAATGATATTCTAGTTTTGGTTGATTTCCACGTAAATTACGGATGTATTCAAAATGAGGGTTTCTAATTTTGGTTCTTTCACCCGTTAGTTCATTTTTGAGAACAACTCCCATTATCTGTGGAGGAACATGATTTGTAAAATACGTACATAGACCATTATATCCGTTTTGACTGACTTGTTCTTCATAATTATTAGTAGAACCAGGTGCTTGTGTTGTATATTTCATGTGTGGATATCCTTCTTGTTGAGGAAGTGCTTTCATATAACAAAGGGGCATTTTAATTGGAATTGTAAAATTACTATTTATAGAAGATAAATGATTATAAAGGTTTGCTTTATTATACTCGTAAACATTCCAACCATTATCATTTCTTTCAATTTCAAATAAGGAAATTAAATACAACGATGCATTTTGGATAACAGTTACAATACGATTGTCTGGGTGTTGAAAGACAAAATTATAGCATAGCTTTTTGTCAAAATATTCAAAATCAATACCAAAGTTTTCACAGATATCGTAAAACATTTTTGAGAATGTAATAGGATTACCATCACTCTTAAAGAAATGATTATTTGCACCTACAAAACTTTTTGTAGAAATTTCCCAATTGTTAGTAGCCATATTATAAAATACAGTAATCATTGTTCCTTCAATAAATTCTTCTGCAATTACAGACTGGTCTAGGAAATTATTTCGATTAACAAAGTAGTTGTAATCCACACTTTTAGGAGGAGTAAAACAAATTAATTCATTATTTTCATTAAATATAATGGACCTTGCTTCACCGACGTGTAATGTATCACACACAATAGGACCCTTCTTATCTTGGTCTAACATATCCTTTTTATAACTAATAATATTATATTCATGAACAATCTCTTCATGATTTTCATCCTTTTTTTTGTAATTTTTTATTTTAAAAACATCCTGAGATAAAATATTATCATATTCAGGGATCTGATAGGTTGCTTTACTTGGTCGTGCCATGAATTCTGTCATCTTATTTACAAAGTATTCTTACTATATTTTTAAATCAATTTTTTTAGATTAAACAAATAAATTTAAATAATATATTATATTATACTAATGTCAATAAATGTAAAATTAAAACTAGGTGATATAATAAAAATAGATTCACCAGGAAATAGTGATTTAAATGAAAAACAATTTATAATCGAATATATTGATAAAAAAATGATAAATTTACTATCCCCCGATATTGAATATATATTAAAAATAGAGGATGATATTTTAACGGATAAATCAATTGAAAAAATTATTCTATTAAATAGAAACGATAAAGAAGGTTTTATAAAACAGAATAATTTAGATGTTAATTTATGGATTGATTTAAATTTTGGAGGGGATTTACCTGAAACGTTTACAGGTAAAATAACAAATATAGAAAATGATATGATGGAAGTAACTAGATATCCTCAAACCGACCAAATTATTTATATAGATTTTGCTTATTCAGGAATACCCAAGGATTTACAAATAAAAAAACCATTTATTGAAATACGTGAGAGTCCAAAAAAGATTAGTGATATTAATTTACCTCAGGAAGAACCTGACCAAGAAGAAGAAGTGGATGAATATATCAATGAAGACGAAGATGTATTAATAGGTGATGCATTAACAAATTTAAATGATTTTGTATTAGGTGAGGAGTTAGATGATTTGATACAATATCAAAAAGTTTCAACAAAAGAAAAACGTTTTGGTTTAGATATACAAGAACAAGATATTATTGATTCTATGATTTCTAAATTAGAAGATAAAAATAAAACAGATAAAAATATTAATGCTATACATAAAGTTGTTGGTTCATTTAAAAGATTAAGAAAAGAATATTCTAATTACGATATTAATGGAAATGTAACTTCAATATTGAAAAAGGGTTCAAAATATAAACCGTTGGTTAAATCATTATCGGAGTTGAATAAAAACTTTAATTTTATACTTCCTGTTATTAAAATAGGGCGTAATGTTCATGATATTGATGATGGAATAGATGGTAGATTTGATGTATATAATAGTAATCAAGCTGAAATTATATCAGAATATCAAGATATATTTGATACATTTCGCAATAATGATGCAAATTTAAGTGAAACAAATTATAATAGGTTTGTATATAGTATTAATAAATTGATAGACCCTTATTATAAATTATATGATTCTGATGATACATTTTGTAAAGAAATAGAAGATGATATTGAATGCATAACAAGTAATTATGAAGATTTTATATCATCATCATTTAATCATAATAAATTAGATGATACTAAATTTTCAATTTCACGGTTTAATAAAAAAGTAGATAAGAAAAAGTTAGAAGAAGATACATTCAAGGATGACCAAAAAATGTTAAGAAGTAAATTAGTTGATGGTGATAATATTTGTATATCATCATTCTTAATGCTACCTAAGCAAATTATTCAAAAATCAACAAATCTTAAATTAATAAATTTATTAGAAAAGGTCAAAAGACACGAAGCCTTTTTTAATAATTATGTAAAAGTTTTCAATAAAAATACAAATATAAAAGAGCATAACATTACAAAAATAGATGGGGAAATAGATTATGATTTTGATAATATAAATTATTTTAGATTAGATGATACAATAATGAGAAATCACACATTAAGGAGAGAACTATTTAATGAATTTTTAAATGTTATAATACCTAATACTAATAAGTTAATACAAAAATTTGATGTTGATTTGGAAAGAAACCTATCATTAAATGATATAATTAAATTTTTAGAACCATTTTTAATTTATCATGAATGTTTAACATTTAAGCAATATGAGTATATAATGACATTAATAGAAAGAAATAGAAAATTGTATGTAAAACGTTTGAAACAAATGCATAATAATTTTTATGAATATAGAAATAAATTGAAGGATGGAACTAATGAAAGATATGGTTATAAAGAGGAGAAGAATAAATATAAGTTGAATTTTAATTATAAATATGCAATATTAGATGATAATATTAATTATACCGAAAGTGAAATAATTATAGGTTCATTATATACAGATTATTCTAATACATTAGTAACATCATTAATAGATATTGAATTGTTAAATGAAGAAAATGCTAATATGTTAATGGATTATTTTAAGAAAAAATATAGTAAGGATAGTAAGAAAAAAGAAGATAAATGTGACCCAACAGTTGTTGTTGCAAAAAGATATCGTTCAATAACACATTTAAATAATGATAATGATGTTGAATTATATTTTGATAATGAGTATGATGATACAGTATACGAATTAAATACTGTTTATGAAAAAGAAAAATTGAGTTTACCAGGTGGTGAATATAAACAATTTCTTAGAAAGAAACTCGCAGATATAAATGGTATAAATGAAGAAAATGTTGACTATATTGTTAATACAATAGTAGATGGAAAGAAAAAAGTTATTGACGGTCAATATGGAATATTAGAAAAATTTTCTGATGATGAGGATGGTATTGATAGTTTATATTATAATTATTATAAAAGAGATGAAAATACTTGGGTATATGATAGTGAATTAACTGATAAGAATAAATTCAAATTATTACTTAAACCTGAATGTGATATAAAATCTGGGTGTATTGAAGATGATGGAATAATGATTAATGAAAAAGGACTTGAAAGAACTATGCGTGCCGAAGAGAATTGTATTAGTAAAAATGATTACTTGATGAATATTAAGAAAAAAACTTTGAAAAAAATGATGACGGAATTTGAACACACATACGATTATTCAAGTGAAAAAATGAAACAATTTATTCAAGATAAAAATAATAAATTTTCAATTGAATTATCGGATAAAATAAGGATAAATTCTAAAAGTGGATTAACATATAATAATTTTTTATACCAATTATCATTAAGTAGTCCAGAACATATTGATATACCAAATAGTCCTGTACAAACATTATTGGATACAATTTTAAAACAAGAAAATATTTATAAAAAAAATAATGATATATTATTATTTTGTAAGAATTTTACTAGAGATGCGGTTAATGATGAAAATAAGTATTGGAAGTATTGTAGTGAGACAGGGGTTCAATTATTACCAATATTCAGATATGAATTGGCATTTGAATATATAAAAGATACCAGTTTTTTTAAGGAAAATTATAAAAATGCCTTAAATAGAATACGCAAAGATTATGGTACATTAAGTGAAGATGGTGATAAATGGGTATCTAAAGAAGGGGGATGGAAAATAATAGATGTTGAAGATTTTGATGGAGAACAATATAATTCATCGGGATATAAAGAAACAAAAGATAGTATAGAACTAGATGATATTGAACAAAATGAAGAAGATATTTTATTAAATGATGTTTCAAGTATATTAGAAAATAAGAAAGATATATTAGAATTTAAACAATTATATTCAAATGTAAATTCAAAAACAATATATGAGTTAATAATAATTTTTATTAAGGAATTGGGTGTATCATTAAATCAAGAAACTATTAATTTTATAATAAAATATGTAAATAAGGCATTTGATATTTATTTTTATAATGAAGAATTAGAACCGTTACAAAAAAACAAGGTTTTATTAATATTAACGTTATCTGTAATATTATTAGGTATTCAATTAAAAGTGAAAAATGTAGTATCTACAAAAACAGTTAAAACATGTAAAACATCATTTACTGGGTTTCCAACTTTTCAACATGATGGTATTGAAGGTGTTCAATATATAGCATGTGTTGCATATACACTTAGAACTAAGAAAACATCATTATTTAAATTATTTAACAAGGTAAAGGAAGATAACATTAAAGATGCTATTATTACCTATACGACAAATTATTTATTAGTATTACCTGATATACAGTCATTGATATATGAATTTAAAAATATTCCAAAAGAAGAAATAGATAAAGATGTCAGTCTAGAAAAATGGAGTCGGTTTTTACCACCATTAAATCCTTACGAAATAAAAACACAAACAAATGTTTCCAGCGAATTTTTAAATGATATTTTTTCTTTAATGAAAACAGGTTCATATGAATATTTATATAACATGAATGTATTATCTGGAAAAACAATTAAACTATCATATGAATTAATGTGGTCAATACAAAAAATTATCACAAAAAAGAGTTTGTTATTAAAAACTAAACGGGGTGATTATTTTACAGAAAATTCTTGTTGTGATGATGATTTTATAAAGACACCTATTGAATATTTTAATGATGAAGATATGTCTATTTTAAATGTTCATGATATGATTTTATTTAATTCTGAAATTATTGATGTTGTGAATAGCATACATAAAGCAAAAATGTTGAATATAGAGTTATTAAAGAAACCTGTTGAATTCAATATGACCAACGCAAAAACAATCAGCGAAAATAATATTTATCAAGCAATTATGCATTATTGTAAAATAGGCGATAATAAAAATGTAAAAAGATATTCGCTAAGAAATGTTTGCAAAGATATAGATATAAAATTTAATAGTCAAGATGTATTAATTGATAAAATTGATAAAATGAAAAATGAAGGCTATAATTTTAATTTAAATAATTTAAATGAATTAATGCAAATAATTAATTCAGAAAATAAAGTAAAAATAAAACTATTAGAAAAGGAAATAAGTAATAGTCAAAAATTAAGAAATATATTAGAAGATAGTAATATATTTGATGATGATGAATTAAATCATAAATTTTACCATATATTGGATAATTATAATGCACATTTAGATACATCATCTGAAGAAGACAATATTAATTTACAAACATATATTTATGATGAAAATGAAAGATTGCGTACCAAAATAAATGAATTTTTACAAAATAATATTACATATTCTAGTAATGATATTTCAAGATTTAATAAATTTGTGAATGATATTATAACATTTAATAATATAAGTGAAACTGATGTTTTATATGAGGACGATTATTACCATAAAAATACAAATTATATAATAAAATTAATTGATAATTTGTCACAATTATATCCAGCTACTATTATAAATAATAATGATATAACTAAATTAAAACATCCTAAGTCGTGGAACCATATGTCAAAAACACATGCTAGTAGAGTTAAATCATTTATAGAAGAAATACCTAAGAAATTAAAACCATTTTTTGGAAATGAAAAAATGAACAATTTTTTTACAAGATTATTACCAAAAATAAAAAAATATTCAAAATTATTAAAAATAATACCAATTTATGATACAATAATTACTAAAAAAAAATTAATTGAACCACTTCTTAAACAAAAGACAATATTATACATTTTTAAGTATATTTATTTGAAAGTAATAGAATGTTATGCTGATTTATGTGATGAAATTGCAGAAGAATTACAGGAAGAAGATAAAAATACATTTAAAAATGATGTAGGTATGTTTATATTCATTATAATTAATAAAGAGATTGATAATATTAAAATAGTTGATGTAAATTACAAATATATAATGAAAAAAGTAAAAAGTCAAATGGAAAAAGAAAAACAAGAAATAACCGATGAATTATATGAAGCAAATAAAAACAAACATATTGCAGAAGTAGAACGATTTAAGAAAAAATATAAAAATGATGGAAGATGGGCGTTGGGTGCTAAAAAGGAATTAACTCAATATGCTAAGGATGCATATGATGTACAGACAACATCTATAGATGATATGAATGTATATTTAGATGCTGAAATGAACGAAAATAATGATATTAGCATGATAGGGGAGGATTATAGTGATGGGGTTGATGCTCACGGTATGAGTGAAGATTAATTATATTCTAACTATATTAAATACATAATACTATATATATTTAATATGGCAAGATTTATTGGAGATAGTGATAAAATGCAACTTGATAATATTGATGATGAAGAAGTAATAAAAAATTTATGTGTAATTTGTAAAGTAGATATGGGGCCTACTAATCCCAGACAATTATGTAGAAAAACATATTGCGAAAATGAAGAACCCGTTAAATTATGTGAAAATATGGATTGTGTAAGATATCCGCCTGACTGGGACGCCGAAAAAGACACTGAGGAGACGTATCAAGAGGATCCGTGGCTAAAATGTAACCAATGTGATGGGTATTATAACAACGATGGAGGTGGGGATATTTTATACGTACAAGAAGAGCCAAATAATCAAGAAGCAGAATGTAGTCTTTGTGGAAAAACCAAAGATATAGTTCAAATGAAAGGCAGTGGGCAATATCTATGTGGTAATGCTTGTGATGAAAGCGATGAAGAAGAAGAAGAGGAAGAGGAGGAGGAGGAAGGTAAAAGAAAGTGCGAAACATGTGCTATCAAAATAAATACTGATGATATCATTGAATTGAGTATAGAAGTCAATGGACACAATTTAAAATTGTGTTTATGTGATAATTGTTTTCAAGATAAGGCGGATACTTTACGAAAAGAAGGGTGGAATGTAGACGATTTCTTTGAGAAAGAGGAAGAGGAAGAGGACAACGATGATGTATGTGATACACCTTTAAAAACTCCAACTATTGTAACACAAGATGATACTGAATATCACGTATATAATCTACAAAATGCCTATAAGAAAACGATATATTCAACCGAGGAATGGACTACAAATCTAAAAGATGGAAAGTTTGTACAATATGAAATAACAACACATTTTTACTGGGGATCTTGTGAAGTTGAATGCACCGAAAAAGATAAAGACGAATTATTAAAAAAGGATGAACTCATATTTAATGCTATTCCTGGTTGTTCGATGGATGAATTAACTGGTGGGTGTGATGTAGAGGGAATTTTAGCGAATGAAGATAATTATACTGAAGAGGAAAAAAAAGAAATACATCGTTTATTATATTTTGACGAAGATGATAAAGAGTCGTATGATCCTGAATGTGACGATGATGTAGATGTTTGTATATTAGAAGCGAATGATTGGTCTATGGATGATACTATATATGGCATAGATACCGGTGGCTGTACTTTAGAATTAATTTCGGATTAAGTATGACATTATTTGTTTTTATAATAATTAATTAAATTATTATAAAAAAATCTTGTAAAATATATATTAATATGAATAGAATGTTTGTTAGAAAGAATATTACATACATATCAATTTTAATGTTCTTAACGTTTTTTCTTGGTATTTATTACACTAAACCTGATTTTGCTTTTAATAGTGATGGAAGTATAAAAAACTTTGGTGTTGGATATAAAAGTAAAACAGTTATTCCACTTTGGTTAATAGTAATTATTTTAGCAATATTTAGTTACTTAGGTGTAATTTATTATATAATGAACCCGAAATTAACTTAATTTTTAATTATACTGTCTAGTTTATTAGCAATATCTTCTAAATGTTCTGCATTTTTATCACACCTAATAGTTGTAATATATCTATTAGATATAGTATATGCAATTGTTGATAATAGTAAAAACCATATAAATTCTGAAACTTTATCCTTAATAGTAATAATTTTATATAATTTCTCTTTATATTGCTGTGCTTCTTCTATATTTCCAAATAATGATGACCACATAGAGTTTATATTTTCTAATGTAATAACATTTAACATAACTGATTGATCTTTATAAATATTATTCATGATAGATTTTTTATCAGATAATGTCATATTTTTAGCTTCAGATGGGTTTTCTTTTGCAAATACTAATGTATTAAATAAGTCTATAATTAATGTATTTGCTTTTAAGAAACGAACAAATAAGTATCCAAACGTATTAGAAAATGGAGCTTTCCATCCAGGAAAATTTCTAAATATTATTGTTATTGTTCCATATACAACTGCCCATGGTAAAAATGCAATTAGGGAATGATAAATAAGTGCTTTATTCTCATTACATTTATTTCCAATAGTAACAAAATTTAATATAAAAATGATAAGTGACATTATTATTCCAAATATTAGAGTAGTAAAACCAGTTTGTCTTTTATTATCAATTTCTCCATTTTGGTCAATTACATAATTTTTAAATGTAAAATGAGCCAAAGAAAATATCGAGAAAAAAAAGATTATTATGTTCATATTAATTGTGTATAATATAATTATTTATTATTATTAAATATATTATACTAAAATAATGGATTTTAGCAAACCATCGTTAATTGAACCAAGTGTAAGAGTTTTTACAACAGGTACATTAAAACACTGTAAGAGATTAAGAGACGAATACTATTCATATATATTTAACCTAGGTGCATTTTTATTATTTATTTTTGTATTATTCCTATTGCTATATTATAAATATAAGGGTAAATTAACACCAGCAGAAAAAGAAAAAAAAGAAACAGAAAAGAAACATTATATTCTTTCTACAATTAAAAAGTATCAAACTATGAAACAAAAATCAAATAATGATCTTATAACTGGGTTACCAGAATGGAATAATGAGTATGATAAGAAATAATCTAATATATAATATATATATATGGATGAATCTATAAATCAAGATGTGCTTAATGCTACTGATAATTTTTATAAATTAAAATCAGAATATGAAGAAAGTAAAAAAAATGTTTTAAAAAAAGCGAAGAAAATGTATTTATCAAAAAGAAAAAATTTAAAGGGTTTTAAAAATTATGTAACTGGTATTAAGTTTCCTTGTGTAAATTGTAAAAGAGACGTAAATAGTATTTTTATAATTAAGAATTATGAATTAAAATCAAAATGTGGTGATTTAGATAAACCATGTCGTTTAAATATAGATATTAATAGAGGTATTTTTTTACCTTATGATAAAATTATAAATGGAGATGGTATAATAGAAGGATTAAAAAAACAAATAAATAGGTTGAAGACATCTATTATAAATGTAAAAACTAAATTTATTTTAAAATTAATATCTGATGTTGAAGCTATTTCATTTTTTGATAAATATAATGAAGAATTACAGGATTTATTAGAATCTATTGCTTTAAGAGAAGATATATATTTAGATTTGATTAATAATGAAACAAATATAGAAAAAATACAAGATAAAACACTTTTAAAAAATAATATAATACAGGATATTAAAAAAGGTGTATCTGAATATAAATCATCAGAATATACAGATAAAGATAAAATTGTGGAAATAATTGATAAATATTTAACAGTATTAATTCCAACTATAAATGAATTGGATAGTTTACAATATAGAGTTTGTGAAACAGATGGTACAAAGTTAAATAAAGTTGCTATTAATTATCATAATACAGAACAAGTTTTTTATGATGCCGAACAACAATCTATAATTGCGAATGATTTTGGCGTACGTGAGGCAAGGAGAACAGAATTTCCAGGAGCGTATGATGACGAAGAAGAATTTGTAAATATAGGAGATTAATAAAAATTTTTTTCATATATCAATGTATATGCTTTTTGATTATATAAATTTCAAGTTTTTTTTAATAAGCTTAGCTGTGGGATTATTTTTCGTTTACATTGTTGATACCCCTAAAAAAGTAATATTTATTACTCCAAATATAGATAATGTAGATAAAGTACTATATAAGGATAATAGCGATAAGTGTTTTAAATATGAAGCTACAGAAGTAACATGTCCTTCAAACCCGAAAAAAATAGAACCACTTGAATTACAAAAATAATATAATAATAATGTATATGATCGCATTAAAAAATATGATGACAAGCGAAAAAGGGAGGATATTTATGTCTATTATATTAGGGTTTGGATTAGCATCTTTATTCAGTAAAGTATGCAACGAAAGAAATTGTCTTGTATTTAAAGGTAAAGATCCAGAAGAGTTGAATGATAAAATATTTAAAACAGATAATAAATATTATAAATATAATTTAGTAAATACATCATGTAATCAAAAAAAGAAAATTATTCAAATTGCGTAATTAAAGAATGAATAAGATGTTATTAAGAATATAATGAGTGGAACAACTTCTTTAGATGATTTACCAACAGGACCTCCTGCTGGACAAGATGCACAAGTTGTAAATGAGATTGTATCTGGAATACAGCAAGCATCTGCAAATGGTGGTTTAGCGTTACCTAATAGAGATATTCCCATGAATACAGCAAATGTTAATAGTGATATACAAACAACACCCGAGTTTATTCCACCTCCACCCGAAGATTATATTGGTACCCATGAAACATCCGAAACTGTATTAAATGATGCAAAAATTGAAGAACAACGAGTTAATAATTTTAATTATTTATATGATAAAGCACATATTTATTTATTAATATCATTTATGTATTTTATTTTTCAATTACCTGTTTTTTCAAAATCTATGATGAAATATTTACCATTTTGCTTTGGAGATGATAAAAATCTAAATTTACAAGGTACTATAACTAAAAGTTTAATGTTTGCATTAATGATATTTTCTTTGGGTGAAAGTATTAATTTTATAAGTAATATGTAATTTAAAATACTTAAATAGTTTTAATAATATAATATGGAAGTATCCCAATTTTGTATGCCTCAATGGCCAAGGGGTAAGGCGTCTCCCTTGTAAGGAGAAGATCGCGAGTTCGAATCTCGCTTGAGGCTGATATTAAATTTATAAATTTATTTATTTATAAATTTAATTATTTACATCGAGTTTAAACACATAGAATAAACAAGACGAATGTTAAAGTAAAGTAAAAAGTTATTCAAAAGTACGAATAAAAGTACGGTGAAGTTCTTTCCCTTGTCCATAAGAGACATAAATAAAGTGGCTAAAGCACCAATAAGTGTTAATAAAGCTAAAATCATAATAACATAAAAATAGTTGCAGTAAACTTTACCCGAAAAAGGGCCCAAAAGACTATCGAGAGACATATCCATTATACTATAACTGTATAAAATAATTGTAATTATTTAAAGATTTAATTATAATATATATAATGCTAAATAATATTAAAAAGTATGGAATTAAATTATTTGATGTATCATTAAGAGATGGCTTACAATCATCTCTAAAAATATTATCTCTTAGTGAAAAAAAAGATATATTTCATAAAATAATTAATAAATATGAACCCCAAAATATAGAAGTTGGTTCTATTATTTCTGAAAAAATACTTCCGCAACTAAAAGACTCAGATAAATTATTTAAACATGGATATTCAATTGGATGTAATAATTTGTTTTTATTAGTACCAAATTTTAAAAATTATAATATTGTTAAGAATAATCAAGATATAAATGTTAAAAATATATCATTAATTACATCTGCATCAAATAGTTTTATACTAAAAAATACAAAAATGTCAGAAGAAGAAAATTTATATAATATTCAAATGATATTAAAATCACACCAAACTACTAGGTCACAATACAATAATAATATAAAATTATATATTTCATGTATTAATGAGTGTCCAATTGAGGGGAAACTAGATAACAAAATGGTTGTAGAAAAAATAACAACATATTTAAATTTTAGCGAGATTAATGAGTTTTGTTTATCTGATACATGTGGTACTTTAAAATTTACAGATTATAAATATATTATAGATAAAACATTAAATAAAATTAAACCAGATAGAATTGGCTTACATTTACATAGTGGTGATAACTTTGATGAAATAAAAGAGATTATAAAATATTCTATTGAAAATAATATAAAAAAATTTGATGTTTCATGTTTAGAAAATACTGGTGGATGTGTAGTAACAATGGACCGTAATAAAATGAATTCTAATTTAACATATGAACAATTAGATAGTTTGTTAAATTAATAATAATATTTTATTTTGATATATTATATGTCTAAAAGCACTAGATTGGGTGTAAATACTAAATTAGGAAATAATGACAATTCTTCCGATAATAAAAATTTTATGTTAGGTTCTATTGGTTCTAGAACCAGAGGAAATAGAAGAGCATTACTTCATAGAGTTGCAACCGATTGTCCATGTGTAGATCCTGATAATTATCCTTATATCGATAAATCAATTGATTTAATATCATTAAGGGTAGAAGAAGCTTTATTTGATAATGATGGAACAGATAGTTATGTTATACAAGGCGGTAATGATTTACAAATTTACAGTGTATCAAAACCATTTACTGTTGAATATAATACAGACATAAAAACTTTATATTATTTGGATGGTGCTAATTCTGGTGTATATGTAGAAGATATAAGTTTTACACCATTACATATTGGTTCAAATGACGACCATCCAAGAACTTGGATGAGGAAAACACCAGAAATTAATATTCATGGTATTAGTACAATTGTAACTAGTAGTACAACAGGACCAGTTAAACCAACTATAGATGGAGGTTCTAGCATATTAACTATAAATAATATGGTAGCATATAAGTATAGTGAGGATACTACAAGTAGTTATTTAGATGAAAATGGTATTACAGTAAATAGAGGTAGTGGTGACTTATTATTTAAACCGTTTTCTGGTAAGACTGATACAGGTGATTTTATTGAGCCTCAACCAGAACCTGAACCTGAGCCAGAATCGGAACCTGAACCTGAATCTGAACCTGAATCTGAACCTGAACCTGAATCTGAACCTGAACCTGAACCTGAACCTGAATCTGAACCTGAACCCGAACCCGAACCTGAATCTGAACCTGAACCTGAACCCGAACCAGAAGGTGATTTCCAAATTGACTTGGTTTCATCAACAGTTTTATCTAGTGATTTAGGTGCTGGTTATCCTGATGATTATGTATTGAATAAGTTATACTTAAGAGTTCAAGATTTAAGAGCAGATACAAGTACAGATATAAATATAACAAGTTTGAAATTAACAGTAAATCCAACTGGACCAACTGAACCAATATTCCAAGAACCATTAATGAACTCAGCAGTTACACCAACACAAAATGAAATTAATTTAGCACCACTAAGAGTATATGATACATATGTAGCATGGGGAGAAGAAATAGCAGCATCAGATGCAGATAGACCAAATTTCCAAGGAGGAACTATAGATAGAGATAATTTATCCGATATTGTATGGTTTAAAGCAGGTAAAACAATTCCAGTTGAAGGATTTTTAATTTCCCAAGTAACATTAAAATCCGCATGTAATGGAACATGGACATTCATTTTTAATCCTGAAAGTGTAGCAGATGTAACAAGTGGTACAATTACTGGTAATATTACAAATGGTGTAATGAATATTACAAATATAACATATAGTTTTAATGGTAATCAAGTACAACCATAAAAATAATAATTTAATATTAATAAGTTTATAATTTTAATATTAAATGATATGAAAAATTAATGAGTGGATATTCTCATCCCACATTTAGATATTACTTAGGAGATTTTAATAATGATTTTATAGTTAGTCAAGGAGATTTAGACTTAATATTATCAAAATATGGGACAATTTATGATCAAGGAGATTTAGATGAAGTACTAGCTTATTACGGAAGAGTATATGTGACCCCCCCTCAACCCGAACCACAACCCGAACCTGAACCTGAACCTGAGCCTGAACCTGAACCTCAACCTGAACCTGAAGCTGAACCTGAGTTTATACCAGGATTTGTTATTGATGGATTAGTTTCAAATTCACAATTAAAATTTATCAATTTAAAGACAAAAACTATTATAAAAGAAAGTAGTACCAATAGTGATGGTGTTTATTTATTCCCAGACGGTTTAGTAAATGAAACATTTTATTACATATCAGCAATTGGTGGTGAAAATATAAACACACAAACCAATTTAGGTATTAAGAAATTTTCTCATATTTCATATTTAGATTTATTAAACATAAATAACAGTGATTATAATATAAATATTTTTACAACCCTTATTGCTGAAACAGTAAATAATAATATAAATATATCACATTCAAAATATGATATAGAAAATCATATAATACAAGTAAAAAATACTGTTTTTGAAATGATTGGTTTGCAATCAGGAACAGATATAAATTCAAACTTTTTTGATAACAATTATTATAATATTGATTTATTAATAAAATCAACAAAACTCAATTGTTTAATTAATATTTTTTCACATGAACTTCCGTATGATAATGTTTTAAATTCAATTATGAATATAATAAATACAAAATTATACAATAATACTTTTAAATTTAGCAATTATTATAATAGTGAAAAAACGTTGTTAGATATACAAAATGTAGATTTTATTATGAGAAGTGTATTAGGTAATCTAGCTACAGAAAGATTAGGCATAAAGTTGTATATAGAACAAATATATAAAGTATTAGATGATATAGTAATTAATAATACATATATAATATCTAGATTAGAGAGTGTTAATGCATTTACAATTTCTAATAACATTACCGATTTATCTAATAATTTCGGAATAGTATTTACTGGAGATGGTGATAATAATACATTCGATCAATTAACATATAATTTAACCATGGAAAATATTAATATTTATAATGTAACTGAACCTCAACCTGAACCTGAACCTGAGCCAGAATCGGAACCTGAACCTGAACCTGAATATCAACTTTATTCACCAGATAGTTTTTTTAATTATACAGGTGATGAACAAGATAAACATACAAGAGTAGTTAAGGGTGGTGCATCAGGAGTACAATCTTTTTATACAAAAGTGAATGCGTCTATTAATAATGATGTTCTTACAGTAACAAGTAATGGAATACCTAATTATATGCCGAAGGTTGGTAATAGTACATTAGAAGGAAAATGGAATAATATAGTATCAACTACAGATGAAAATAATAATATTATTGGAGAACAAAACTTTGTTTTTAATATTCCCATAATTGACCCAGAAGATAATCCTGTTGATGATTTAAGTGGAGATTTAACAAATATAACTGTAACATCTTTACATGACCCGATAGGTGTAAGTGTAAATGGTGTTCCATTTTTCAATCCATTTAGATCAACATTAGGACCATATTATAGTCATTTTAGAGATGTATTTCATTATGGAACATTTGATAGTTTTGGTGGTTATGTAACAGGACCAAGTTCAGGCGTAAATGGACCAGGGCCTTATTATTATCCTGGATATCCGAATGGTCTTGAAACATTAGTAATTGATCCTTCAGGAGAAGCAATAGATAGAGTAGAAATTGGAGATTTATTAAATACACAAATAGATAAAGAAGGATTAGAATCACATTCTCCTATATTAGGTTATATGCTTGATGGATATCCAATTTATGGACCAATTGGAATAACATCTAATTATTTTGATAGAACATTTGGTAAATGTAGAGTATTAAAAAGTAGTTGGAGATATTTTGAAAAAAGAAATTTAGTTAGTCAAGTAATTGAAGATCAAGGATATGAATATGTACCAGGATTAGGAGATTTAGATAAATGTAATGCTATATTTTCTGCTACACCAGAATATCCTCATGGCTGTTATCATTATGTATTAAGTATTGATGCTAGTGGTAATTATGTTAATAGAAATATTAGAAAGGATTTACAAGGAAATAATTTATATCAATATCCTAATAATGTAACTGATTTATCTAAAAATCTTATACAAAGTACATATCCACATACTACTATTTATTATAGAGGAACACCTGGAACTTATACAAATTTATTGGAGTTAGTTGGTTATCCACATGATTTAACATATAATAATTTCGAATTACATATGTATTATGAACCATCATATTTTGTTCAAGATTATGATGTTAGCAACGTAGACTTAGCATTAAAAAGATGGGATGAAATTATAACAAGTATTCCTAAGCGATATATAGAAGGTATTGCATATGACCAAAAAATTAAAATTAATGTAGAATTTAGAGTACTTCAAGAACAAGGTGTATTGGGATATAATTCAACTACAAAATTATTAGATTTACAAAATAAAGATGTATCTAATAGTAACATTATAATTGATTGTGAAGACATAAATGCTTTATATGGAATAATTAATGATAATATTGGAACAAAATTACCAATTGAAAATACAATAGTTATGAATACTCAGTATACATCTCAATTAGCATCATGGCCTCGAACAGATGGAAATAATAGTTATTATTATACATTTTTACATGAAGTAGGGCATTCTCTCGGAATAGGTTCATTATGGTTCTTAAATGGAACAAAGTCAACTTATGTTGACCAAGATGACGGACAAACAAAACATGTATATACTGCAGAACACGGTAAGAGAGAATATCAGTTTTATACATTAGATTTAGATACACAATTATTAAGTGGTATTCCAATAGAAGATGATGGAGGTCATGGAACAGCTTCTGTTCACCCCGAAGAAGGAGATGAAGGTCATATATCTTTAAATAATAGAAAAATTAATGGTGTATTCCATCCTGGTTTAGACCATGAGTTAATGACTGGATTTATAGAATGGGGTTCAGACCCATTACCCTTAAGTCGAATTACTATAGGTTTTGTGAATGATGTTGGTTTTGGAGTTGATTATTTAAAAGCAGACCATTATGTTATAGATGGTTATCCGATGAATTAATAAAATAATTATATAAATAAATATTATATTCAATTATGAATTTAATATTTGCTTGTGATAAAAAATATGGAATTGGTATAAAGAATAAATATTATATTCAATTATGAATTTAATATTTGCTTGTGATAAAAAATATGGAATTGGTATAAAGAATAAATTACCTCCATGGAAAATAGATAATGATTTAGCTAGATTTAGTAAACTTACGATAGGTAATGGAAGTAATGTGATAATTATGGGAAAAAATACATACTTATCTTTGCCTAATAATTATTTAAAAAATAGGCGAAATATTGTTATTTCTCAAACATTATTTAATGAAAATATTAATAATAAATGGAATATTGTAATAAATGATCAAGAAATAGAATATTGTATTTTAAATGATACATATATTTTTTATAATTTTGGACATGCATATATGTACGCATTAAATTATATATCTAATTTTAATAATAATGTTTTTGGTGAAATATGGGTTATAGGTGGTTCATCTATATATGATACTGCTATAGAGTTAAATTTAGTAAACAAAATATATCTTACTTATGTTAAAAAACAATATAATTGTGATGTATATTTGGGGAATAAAACAATAAATTTTTTAGATGAATCAAAAATAACTAATATTGATTATAATAATCAGTTTCACTATGATGAACACGAAAATCGCATATATAATTATAATTAATTGATTAACATATTATACTTATTTTTATAATATGTTATTATTTTTACATAACGATGATTTGGTACTTCATTTTCTATTTGAACGTCTAGTTCTTTTTCCTTTTTTCTTACCTTTTTTAGACTTTGTCTTTTTAGCTTTTGATTTTTTTCCTCCTTTTGTTATTTTTGAGTCTAATTCGTTTGTAAATTTTGTACGTAATTTGTCTATATTTTCACCAGATGGTAACAAATTACTACTAGAATTTTTATGATTTCCATCTTTAAGCGAACTTAGTAATTCATTAACATATGATTTTTTACTTCCTCCTCCTCCTAGTTTCATCTCCGGAAACCAACTTCTATATTCATCTGCTTCAGCGGCCATTATTTGCATACCTTCCTCGCCAACTCTTCTTGGAATTCTTATTGAATCTGCGGCTGAAGAATTATCTCCATCTGGACCCATTTTAGCATTTTGAATTTCGCCATGTACTTTATCTGCTGGTGTAAACTCACCTCCTTTTCTAGGTAAAATATGAACATGAACATGTGGAACACTTTGA